ATTGTCAGAGTAGGTAGGTGAGGGACGATGTAGGACCCTAACGTACACCCTAAAGCTACCACTAACGCCACACTTCAGCGCCCAGCAAAGCACACCAATATGGTGCATAGTATCCACTAACATCCCTTTATCGGTGCATAAAAGCACCAGATCAGTGCACCCTGTGGATAACTCTGAGAATTGTTAATAACTTATTTGCCTGTGGATAAGTATTTATTTGTGTCTGTAACTGCCTGTGGATAACCTGTGATGCTTAAAATCTGAGGTAGTTGGCACGGTGTTTGCTACATATAAAACATAGCAGGCACGGTGCAGGCTACTTTAAAGGACTCAATCATGTACATTGCAACACTCAATCAAGATCAACACGTTACCGGCGTATACGAAGTCGCCAATGACTATGCAGTCAAGTTTAATGAGGCTGTCATCACCGAGGCACAATATGCACAATTTCAATTGATCGAGGCAGTCAAGCACTCGATGGCCTGACAGTCCAACCTAAAGCCCGTCACAGGGCTTTGGAGTGCACTGTCGCACTGACCCACTGAGGAACACATCATGCAAACACTCACTCACTACGAAGCTATCCGCACACACATAGAGGCCTCTAGCCCATGTTCAATGGCAGGGGTTATGCGTTGGGCTACCGCTCAGGGCTTCGGCGGCTTCGGGGTTGCGCAGGCTATCCAAGAACTCAAAACTGAGCGTGTTATCGATACGTACTTCGATGACGACAACAGCGTTATCGTTGAGCTTGTTTAACTAACCACTGAAAGCAAACCATGAAACACATTACACGCTTCACAGACAGGACAATCCGTACAGATACATCATGGGTGAAGATCACCCGCGATAACAAGGAGCGTAAGTTTACGTTCGCTAAAGGTGATAAGGGGAACACCTCAGCACACCACATTGATAGTTTGTCGTTTAAGTGGTGCGCTAACTGGGCGGAAGCGACTGAGCGCGCTAACCGCCTCATGTCTTACTCTATCTAATAGGAGAATCAACCATGCACAATCACCAATACACATACAAACCATCATCCAAGCCCAGTGCGGAGCACGTCTCAAAAGCTCAGGAAATCATAATCACAATAGCTTGTCTCGCAGTCTTCGCCCTTTGGGGTGTACTGCTGGCCTTGGGCGTGTAAACACTGGGAGTCTAAGATCATGAACTTCACACCTGCCACCGAGTATACCAAACACTGCTTTAACAAACACGGGATAAAGCCTTACGAAGCCATCACTGAGTGCACCGTTAAAGAGCCTGATTTTGTGTCATACGATCTAACAGTCTTAGATTTCAATGGACATTATCAAGCGGCCCACGGCTCAGTTATCAACCCGTTAAAGTTCGAGACAATTGAACAAGCGGAACAATGGCTCGCTGTCTGGTACAATGAGAACAAACAAAAATCGGCCTACTGAATGACCCTGTACCGTGAAGGGTTTTACACTCAGTGTAGAATCCTTTGCAGTGTAGCGTCGAATCAGTACACACACTCAGTGCCTGACTGTATCAGGTATCAATTGGAACTTATCATGAAACAATCTGTCAATTTCTCTACCTTTGTAGATGCCTTCCGTGCCTATGACCGCTATGACCAATTCGGCTATCAAGCCTTGATGGTAATCTTTGAGTATCTGGAAGAACTGGAAGAGTCAACAGGTCAAGAACTGGAACTCGATGTAGTGGCTATCTGTTGCGACTATGCCGCCCAGAACTTCGCAGATATTGCTGAAGCCTACGGGATCGAGTTAAACCCTACTGACTCAGAAGAAGACCAAAAACAACAGGTCAAGGATTTCTTGGAAGTTGAAACCATTGTATTGGGTGAGACTGACTGCGAAATTGTCTATCAACAGTTCTGAGGGTCTAACCATGTCACGCTACGAAGTACAATTTAGATCATCCGGCATTGTGGCCTTCAGTGCCTCAGAACGTGCTATCTGCCAGCATTGGTACGATTGCAACAACTACGGGCCTGAGATGGCCTATTGTGACCCTGACACGGGTGAGATTATCCCTGACCGATGGGTTAAGGGTGAATGCCTTGAATTGTTTACTATCAAGAGGGTTAAATGATGAATACTTATGAATTAGAGATTCAAAAAACAGTTTATTTGTACCATCGCGAAAGGGTGCAAGCAAAGTCAAGGGCGCAGGCTTTGAGGATGCTAAAAGAAAGGCTTGATTCTGAAGAATTAGAATTTCTTGAAGATGATGAACAAATAACAAATAGTCAAGTTTATAAGATTGTGAGTTTTTAAGATGTGGCCCTTCCCTGACTTCCCTAATCCATTGGACACTGGACATAAACGTCCCAAATTCAACCCTTCAAACCATGAGGATGCACCATTGTGACTAAGATTAAACAATTCATTTACAAACTGAGGGGCTGTGAATGGCACGGCCTCTGTGAGATACAATCCATCGAGTCATTGCCCTTGATCGTTCGATGCACTGACCTTTATCTAGGTGGCTACCAAGATGATAACCCTCCTGACATGATGGACATTGTAGATTATCAGATCATCCTTGACATTGAGGATATGGCTAGACTGGAGTATGAGAATGGGAAATAAACATTGGCTGGCGTTGTTCGTGGTGCTTTGTGCATACTTGATCGGGGGATACTATGATTCAATGGCTTATTGAGTTGTTGTTGCCATCACGAAAGGCTTAGGAAAGCCTCTAAACGGGCCTACAAGGGCCTCAAATCAATCAACTAAGGGCTACATAGCCAAAGGAGTTAATAATGCGCTGTATTTGCTGTGATAAAAACTTGAGGGAGCATGAATCTGTACGCCGTCATGCCATCACCAATGAATTTCTGGACTTGTGCGATGGATGTCTACGTGAGATCCCGGGACTGCCTACAAAGCTACCCACTGGAGTCGTGATTGAGTCTGACCCGTTTGAGGACATCGAAGACAACAGGGTAGACATTGACGATGTTACAGATTGTTACACTTTAGATCTTGACAAGGATTGAGAAGCACGTATAATAATACTATATAGACACTAGGACATTGCTTCTATGCTTAGAAGTTAAATACTATAAGTATATACTTAGATAAGTACTTATAACATTAACGTAAAAGCATTGATGTAACGTCTTAGTGACTTTAAAGTAACATTAAAGACTCTATGTAACATAGACAATGTTAGATATGTCGGTAAATGTTACTAACTTTCAACAACTGGATTCAATATGAACGATCTATCTATCGATATGTACGAATGTGAACAGGATGATGTCTTACACTTTGAGTGCTGGTATCACTCTGTCATTGATGATATGGCTGGTCTTATACGTGCCAATGGCTACGATAAGGTCATGTATGATGTAATGTGCGCAGTGCAGCGAATGTCCGGAGATGAGAAATGAACGAACGAATTGTAAAACTCAGCATAGAGGCTCAGGACTATGCTTGTACTGTTGCTGAAAAGTATATTCCTGAATGTGGTGAAGTAAGCTATCTTTGGGAACACGCCTTCCGTGAAAAGTTCGCCGAGTTGATTGTCCTAGAATGTGCTAACATTGTTAATTCTAGGATCGACCCTTCTAAAGATGATTTGATCGGAAACAGCATCTTAAAACATTTCGGGATTGAACAAGAATGATTGTCTCACTGTTTGTGGGTGTCTTAACACTGTTAAAGGTTGTATTGAAATGAACATTGAAGAACTTAAACTCGTTTTAGAAACTGTGGCTACTGTGACAGATGATGCCAAGAGCGTTGCTATCTGGTATTTTGTCTTTAACTATGGCGCTAGTTTTGTGCTTACTCTTGTTGGAATGGTTGGCTTCGGGTGGCTTGTATGGGTCATTACACGAGCTATCTTATCCACTAATGAATGGGCACAGACAGGAATGAAAATAGCTAGGGAGTGGGGAGCAGGTAGCCCAAGACATCACTACAGTCCTAATGAATACGATAACCTTCCAGCTATTGACAAATGCCTTGCAGCAGCTAAGGAGCACAAGAAATGAATAAATTCTTCCTTGATCTTAACTTAGGCGAGAACGCTAAAGTCTCGGTAGAGTTCTCTTTACTGAGTGATGATGGTGACTCTTACGTGGACTTTGAAGATCTCAAAGTATGGTACAAAGGTGTTGACATCATCGACACCCTTGATGTGAATGATCTGGCTTACCTTGATAAGCAGATTATGCAGTCATGGGACTTGATTGAGGATCAGATTTATCATGATGACTATTGACAAGGAGCAACACATGACCAAAGATGAAGCACTTGCACGAGCTGAACACGCGCTTGATGGCGTATTGCAAGCCCCTGAACGTATTTCAATGATGTATATCTTAGAAACAGTCAGGTTTATACGACAAGCCCGTGAAGCAAAGACAGACACGGTCAACCTCGACACAGCAACAGGTTTCACTTTCAGCGACGAGCGCGGCACCTTCATCGGGGATGTGCAGATGCTCAAGTGGCTGGTCGAACACCACTCTGAAGATTACTGGAAAGCCAAAGCAGGAGAAACAAAATGATCTGTGACGAATGCGAAACAGTCTCGTACTGCCTGAAGAATGGGTGTGTGCCTAAGACGAACAAGAAGGATGAGGCTTTGAAGCTGGCGCTGGATGCGTTGGACGCAGTTGTGTGGCACGGAGGTGGTTCTTGCTGGGTTGTCAATGCCGACAAAATTGACAACGCCATCACCGCCATCAAACAAACCCTTAACGATGCTACGCATCTGGCAGCACCTGTGCAGCAGTCACGCAGTGACGTAGAGCCTGTGGCGTGGGTTGTAGAGGATGAGCACGGTGAGCGGCTTGAATGGGCTGGTGACGCACATTCTTGCCATGGACTCCCTACATTACCCCTCTACACCGCAGCACAGCGGCAATGGGTTGGGTTGAGTAAATTTGAAATGACAAGAATCTGCAAAGAGTTGTATGACGTTCCAATATCTCTTGCATTTGCCATCGAAGCCAAATTAAAGGAGAAGAACAGTGACTAGCAAGTTTCTACGTCATATCGCCTGTGAGCACTGTGGCAGCTCTGACGCGAACTCGCTCTATGACGATGGGCATACACACTGCTTTAATTGCGGTACGACAGAGCACGAAGGTGCTTACGATGAACGAACGGTAATGAGGGATGCAGTATCCCCAAAGAAAGTAACTCAAATGACCATTCAAGGTACATTTAAATCAATCCCTGATCGAGGAATCAGTCAGGCAACCTGTGAGAAGTTTGGAGTAACAACCGATGGAGACAAACAGTATTATCCTTACACTGACGGAGACGGAGTTAGAACGGCTGTTAAACAACGCACTGTTTCTACAAAGACATTCACCATCTCCGGAGACTTCAAGGGAGCAACACTATTCGGTCAGTCTCTCTTTCACTCTGGAGGAAAAGCTGTCACCATCACAGAGGGAGAACTTGACGCTCTCGCAGCTTTCCAGATGCAAGGGTCTCTCTACCCTACAGTGAGTATCCGTAACGGTGCTCAGGCTGCTCTGAAGGACTGTAAAGCCCAGTATGAGTGGTTGAACAGCTTTGACTCTGTGGTTATCTGCTTTGATGCCGATGAGCCGGGTAAGAAGGCGGCTAAAGAAGTTGCTGAGTTGTTCGGTAACAAAGCCAAGATCATGCAACACAAGAGTGGACATAAAGATGCTTGTGACTATCTGATTGCAGGAGCTACCAAGGATTTTGTTAATGAGTGGTGGAGAGCCAGTCCTTATGTGCCTGATGGTATTGTTAACGCCGCTGATCTCTGGGAGGAGGTGTCTAAGCCTGAGCCTATACCTGAAGCGTTGTATCCTTGGGCAGGGTTGAACAAGCTATTATATGGCTTGCGTCCTGCTGAGTTGATTACGGTAACTGCGGGTAGCGGGTTGGGTAAGAGTCAATTCTTACGTGAGATCTTGTACAATCTGCTGAAGACCACAAGCTGGAACATTGGTGGATTGTTCTTGGAAGAATCTACTAAGAAAACAGCTTTGTCTATTATGAGTCTGGAAGCTAATCGTCTGCTGCACATCCCGAAGGTTACATTCCATAAGGATCAAGCTGAGGTTGCTGAAGGCGTATCACAAAAGGAATTGAAAGAGGCTTTTGATGCTACACTGGGCACTAACCGTATCTATTTGTTTGACCATTTCGGCAGTAGTGATGTTGATAACATAGCTAATCGAATTCGGTATATGGCTAAAGCCTGTGATTGTCGGGTTATCTTCCTCGACCATATTAGTATCGTGGTTAGTGGTCAAGACTTGGGAGACGAACGCAAAGCTATTGACAACATGATGACAAAGCTGCGTACACTGGTTCAGGAGCTGAACATCACTCTGATCTGTGTGAGTCACCTTAAACGTCCTCAAGGCAACCAAGGACACGAGGATGGCGGTAGTGTGTCTCTGTCTCAGTTGCGAGGCTCTGGCGCTATTGCACAGTTGAGTGATGCAGTGATCACGTTGGAGCGTAACAGCATGGCCGAGAACGAGGATGAACGTCACTTGACCAAGATTGCAGTGGCTAAAAATCGATACAACGGGGAAACTGGCCCTGCTTGTAAGTTACAATACAATAGCTATACTGGACGTATGGTTGAAGTTGAGGAAGAGGTACTATGACAGCATGGCATGGCGGTAAAGGCTCATCTAGCCGCCCTAAACAAGTGAGCAATGAGGACTACGCAAACCGATGGGATGCTATCTTTGGAAGGGACAAGGTAAAGGAAGAACCTATTGGTAAAGCCTTGGAAGAGGAACCGTTGAAGGAAGATGAGAATGATTAACGTAGAACAATTGATCGTAGGAGCCACAGGTGTTGGATATCTGATCGTAGGTGTGCTACAATGGAGCAAGGGAGAAATCTCTAATGGGATGATCTGGTCAGGTTACGCATTTGCACAAGTAGGTTTATGGCTAAACTTAAAGTAAGGAAAGACATGGTGGATATGACTATGTGTAACGACTATTCCTGCCCTGACTTTGACAGCTGCTACCGAGCACAGGCAAAGCCTAATCCGTATCGTCAAAGTTACTTCATGAGTTCCCCTCGTAAGATAGATGGCTGTGACTATCTATCTCCTTTAACCACTGACGAAGAACTGTATGCGAATCGTTCTAGACATCGAGACAAACCTAGCACATGACAAGATTCATGTTGTTGTAACTAAAGACATTGACACTGGAGAAGTAAAGTTATGGAAAGCAGCCGACAACCTGCGGGAGTATTTAAAGGGCGTGTCGTTGATAGTCATGCACAACGGCATAAGTTTCGATGCACCCGTATTGAATCGCTTATGGAAGACGAAGATTCGTTTGAATCAAGTGTACGATACGTTGATAGTAAGCAGGCTACTCGATCCCTCACGAGAGAACGGACACAGCCTCGAAGCATGGGGACAGACTCTAGGATTTCACAAGATTGATTATGCGAAAGTATGGACATGGCTTATGGATCGTCCTGAAGAATATCGTGGTGAGAGCTTCGATCTTCCTCATCATGGGCTTCTTGATGACTATTGCGTACGTGATGTAGAGGTAACTGCTCAACTGTATCTCAAACTAGTCAGTGACTTCAATGAGAAACAGTTCAGTCCTGAGTCACTGGAACTTGAACACAGTGTTGCCGCTATCATTGCTCAACAGACCAGAAACGGTTTTAAATTGGATCAACCTTATGCAATGTGCCTTATTACTTCTCTCAAAACAAGACTGGCAGAGCTACTTGAGCGATCCTCAGAGCTTTATCCAGAAGAAACAGTTGAACGATACAGTGAGAAAACAGGAAAGCGCCTCAAAGATTCCACTGTTGTTTTCAACATTGGAGCAAGACAGCAAGTTGCTAAAAAACTACAAGAGCTAGGCTGGAAACCCTCCAAGCATACCGAAAAAGGTAGTATAATTGTAGATGAGTCCGTCTTGGATGAAATTATAAAGGAATGTGATGAAACTAAGTGATATAGGTTACAACGAAGCAGGTGAATTGGTTTGGTTAAAGACTAAAGGCAGGGCTATTCAAGGAACTCCTGTGGGATGGATAAGCAAGCACGGATACCGTGAGATGGAAATTGAGGGAAAACGGAAGAAAGTGCATCATGTTGTCTGGTTCTTAAATAAAGGAGAGTGGCCTGATATGCTAGATCATATCAATGGAGACCGTTCTGATAACCGTCTTGAGAACTTACGAACTTGCACAGTCCGTCAGAATTCGAGCAACCGTAAAAAGAAAGACAGACATCTTCCTCGTAATGTGTATCACACACAGACAGAAGGTAAGTATCGGGTGTCTTTGCAAGTTAAAGGCAAACACATAAGCTTTGGTGTTTTCTCTGATTTAGAAAGGGCTGAAACAGTTGCTAAACAAGCGAGGGAGCTGCACTATGGCGCTTTTGCGGGGAGCTGATAAGGTTAAACTTAAAGAGCTTGCGGAACTTGTCAAGGAATATCTACTGGTACAGAAGCGTATCAGTCAGATCGAATCTTGGATGGAAGCTGTGGGTAAGGACGGACGAGTACATGGTAAGGTTATCACCAATGGAGCTGTGACAGGGCGCATGACCCATAGCAGTCCTAACATGGCTCAGATCCCCAATGCAGGTAGCATCTATGGCCCTGAGTGCCGTGAGTGCTGGACTGTTGAAGAAGGTAATGTGTTGGTAGGTTGCGATGCTTCAGGTCTGGAGCTTCGTATGTTGGCTCACTACATGGAGGATGAAGCGTATGTCAGAACAGTTACTGAAGGAAACTCTAAAGATGGTACAGATGTCCATACAGTTAATCAACGAGCAGCAGGACTTGCAACAAGAGATAACGCAAAGACTTTTATCTATGCGTTCTTATATGGTGCAGGAGATGCTAAAATTGGAAGTATTGTTGGAGGAAGTGCAAAAGCAGGAGAAGCTCTCAAAGCCAAATTTCTCCAGCAAACGCCAGCCCTTGCAAAGCTTCTCAAAAAAATCAAACTCAGTGCAGCCCGAGGATTCTGTAAAGGACTTGATGGGCGATGTATTTGGATTCGGTCAGAACACGCTGCCCTCAATTCGCTCCTCCAAGGTGCTGGAGCCATCGTGATGAAGAAGGCTCTCGTGATCTTTGATGACAAACGTAAGGCTAATAACTGGCCTGTTAAGTATGTCGCCAATGTTCACGATGAATTTCAGATGGAGTGTCCTAAAGAGATTGCTGATATAGTCGGATCTGCTGCTAGAATGTCCATCATTGAGGCAGGAGAACACTACAAACTTCGCTGTCCTTTGGATGGTGAATACAAGATCGGTGCTAACTGGAGACAGACTCACTGATCTGATAAATAATTGTAACAGTGCTTGACAGGACGTTAAAGTGCGGTTACAATAATAGACAAGCGAGTATGGTGGAATTGGTATACACAGCAGACTTAAAATCTGCCGCCTGAGAAGGATTGAGGGATCGTGACCCTCTACTCGCACCAATCAGCTTGATCTGACACCTCTACGCCGTTATTAGTGGAGAAGCTCTGGGATTCCCGGAGGGCAGTGTCCCTGTAGTATAGTAAGCAGGAACTTTCATAACATTTAAGGAAATTCAAATGGACAACAAACCAGTCAAAATCGCAGGTCAAATCTTCTGGGCTAACTGGATGAAGGAATTCAACACCAAGTTCAATGAAGACAACACCAAGTATGAGTGTACTATCGGTATGCTCTCTGACAAGGCTTGTGAAGCTCTTAAAGGCTTGGGTATTGTGATCAAGAACAAAGACACAATGGGTAACTACATTGTGGGTAAGAGTAAGTTTCTGTTCGAGCCTATGGACGATAACGGCAACGCTATTGACATCAGCAAGATTGGTAACGGTACTAAGGTAACTGCTCTGGTTGGTAGCTATCGCCACAAGATGTCAGCTAAGTTCGGTGCTGCTCCGTCTATCAGCAAGATCATCGTGACTGACTTGGTTGTCTATGGCGGTGACGCTGAAGGCGAAGATGACTCAGACATCCTGTAATCAGGAACCTAAGATTGCACTAATCGATGCTGACTTTCTTGTCTACCGTATTGGCTTCAGTACGGAGGATGAGCCAGTTGGCATCGCTAAAGCACGATTAACGGAGTGGTTAGAAGACTTTATCTACGTGAAACTCAAGGCTGATCATTATCTAGCTTGGATCACAGGTAAAACTAACTACCGTTATGACATTGCCAAGACAGTGCCCTACAAAGGCAACCGTAAGGATGTACTTAGACCTAAGCACTACGAAGCCCTACGGGAGCATCTAGTCAAGCGTCACGGTGCAGTAGTTACAGTTGGTGAGGAAGCTGATGATACCGTAGCCATTGACTCCACTAAGCTCTTGGATGAGTGCTGGATTGTCCATGTGGATAAGGACTTGGATCAGCTTCAAGGATGGCACTACAACCCTGTTCGAGATGAGAGGTACTATGTTAGCGATTTCGAGGCCTATAGGTCGTTTTGCACACAGCTCCTCACAGGAGACAGGATTGACAATATCCCGTGCTTGGCTGGCATTGGCCCGAAGAAGGCGGCTAAAGCTCTGGCAGAAGCTAAAACTAAAGAGGAACTGCTTCAAGCCGTCTTTGACAAGTATCAAGAACTGGGACATACGTCAGAGTATTTTACAGAACAAGCTCAACTCTTGTGGCTGAGACGTTATGAAGGAGAATTATGGCAACCGCCAAGCAAGTTGCAATTAAGTACGGGTTCAGGTCAGGACTTGAAGAGCGAGTAGCGGAGCAGTTGGATCAGTTAGGTGTGTCTTATACGTATGAGAAGGTCAAATTGAAGTATATTCGTCCTGCTTCTGCTCACGTATACACGCCTGACTTTCAACTCCCAAACGGGATCATTGTGGAGACTAAAGGGCGCTTCTTAGCACCTGATCGTCAGAAGCATTTGTTAGTTAAGAAACATAATCCCGATCTCGACATTAGGTTTGTATTCAGTAATTCCAATGCCAGAATCAGCAAAGCGTCTAAGACAACGTATGCTATGTGGTGCAGGAAGAATGGATATAAGTTTGCTGATAAGACTATACCTGAGGAGTGGCTAAATGAATGTTGAATTGACCAAAGAGAATGAAGACGGCAGTGCAAACTATAGCTTTGATTTGACTAGTGCAGAGGTAGAATCGCTTATTCGATTCGGTATCCTTGAAGCACTCAAGGCTGCTATCCGTGAAGGTGATACATTGAAAGTTGAAGGTGAAGATGTCAGCAGTTAAAGTTGTATGGGCTACCCCTAATGCTGAAGAAGCTGTGGCCTACTGTGCTCGTGTAAGTAATCCTGAGAATCAGAATGCTCAAGAGACAGCACCTAAGCTTCTGAAGTATCTAATCAAGCACAAGCACTGGAGTCCCTTTGAGATGGCTAACGTGTGCATGGAGATTGAGACAACACGAGACATTGCTCGGCAGATCCTTCGACATCGTAGCTTTAGCTTCCAAGAGTTCTCTCAGCGATACGCTGTAGCTCAAGGGTTTGTATTCTCGGAAGCACGAATGCAGGACAATAAGAATCGTCAGAACTCATTAGATACTGATGATCTTTATTTGAATAACTGGTGGAATGCTGCTCAAGTTCGAGTACAATGTGAAGCTGAGTTGATGTATAAGGCAGCACTTGAAAAGGGTATTGCTAAAGAGCAAGCTCGTAAGCTGTTGCCTGAGGGTTTGACCATGAGTAAGATGTACATGAACGGCACACTGCGTAGTTGGCTTCACTACGTGGATATTCGCTGTGACAAGGCTACGCAGAAGGAACACCGAGAGGTGGCTGAGAAATGCCGTGATGAGTTGACTAAGTTGTTCCCTAATACTATGAGCGCTTTGCGCGAAGGAGGCATTTAATGCGAATCGAACAGATTGAAGACTTGTTGGATGAGTTTGACTTCGGTAAGGTCAAGAAGGTTATGGACTGCCTTGAGTGGAAGTATCATGGAAGTGCTGACGACGAAATAAGCGTAGGTGAACTTCGTAGAATGGCTAGGTATCTCCTGCAAGAAGTTTATGATTTTGATGACTCTCCGTATGAGTGTATCTCTTCAGGGGGTTTTCAGGCGGTACGTCAAGTGTTTGCAGAAGACAGCAAAAAGTATCTTACATTACAATTTGTAGTAACAGAATGGAGCGACCTCGAATGTTGATTGAAGAGTATCAAGAACTAGCGTTTAAGACAGCGCTAGAGACAGCTAAGAACCCTGCTTATATGGTAGCTAATCTTACCTCTGAAGCTGGTGAAGTTGCAGGTAAGTATGCCAAGTGGATTCGAGATGGTGTCTTGGATGAAGCAGGTATGCAAAAGGAAGTTGGTGATGTGCTTTGGCAGATCGCTGGCTTGTCTACAGTGATGGGTTGGAGCTTGGCCGATGTAGCCAGCCAGAACCTTCGTAAGCTTGCACAACGACAGATTAACAATACCCTCAGTGGTGAAGGAGATAACCGATGAACAATGAAGACCAAACAGAATACGCTTTCCGCTATACAGACTGTACAGGTAAAGTATACACTGCTACCATCGAAAAGCCCGGCCCTACGTGGATGGAAGCATTGGATGATTATGTAAACTTTCTTGAGTCTGTGTTTAAGTACGATATTCGCTCTAAGATTCGATTGCATGAGGATCACGAGCTGAAGGATGCTCCTTGGTCTTATATTGATCCGTGGAGTGGCGAATACTTTAGTGTTGAGGATGAGGAAGAAGACACTAAAGAATCTACTCACTTCAGTTGGGATGAGTGATGCACCCTAGAACAGAGTATAATAGACGTTGGAGAGAAAAGAATAAAGAGCGTCTTAAAGCTGAGAAAGCTAAATACGATTTAGAACATAAAGAGGAAAGAAAAGATTATAAAGTTCTTCAGTCTATAAAAGATAGAGCTAAAAAGAAAGGAATTGATTTTGATTTAGACCTTTCTGATATTCTAGAATACTCTGTTTGTCCTGTTTTTGGATATGCGCTTGAGCGAGGTGACGGATGTGTAAAGTATAATAGCCCTTCAGTTGATAGAATTAATCCAACACAAGGGTATACTAAAAACAACATTCAAATTCTTAGTAATAAGGCAAATTCTATGAAACAGGATGCTACTCCAGAAGAACTTTTAAAGTTTGCTGAGTGGATTTTTAAAACTTACAAAAAGGAAAACAATGAGGATTCTGTGCATTCCCGACACACAGTGTAAGCCGGATGTTCCTCTGGATCACCTCACATGGGCCGGTAAAGCTATCTGCGATTACCGGCCTGATGTGGTAGTGCATCTGGGAGATCATTGGGACTTTCCTAGTTTAAGCAGTCACGACAAAGCAGGCAGCAAGTACTTTGAAGGTAAACGATACTTAGCTGATGTCGAGTCAGGCAACAAAGGCATGAATATGCTCTTGGCTCCTTTGAAACAGCTTCAAAAGTCTCAGAAGGAATCTAAGCATAAGATCTACAAGCCTCGGCTAGTCCTCCTGAGGGGCAATCATGAACAGAGGCTTTCTAGGGCTGTTCAAAATAATCCAATGCTTGAAGGACTAATGACTTATGATCACCTTAATACTAAAGACTGGGAAGTGCATCCTTTTCTGGAGCCAGTGTTTATCGGCGGTATTGGCTTTAGTCATTATTTCCCAAGCGGCGCAATGGGGCGTCCTACCGGCTCTGCTGGCGCTCTTATCTCTAAGCTTCACCAGTCTGTTGTTTGTGGGCATCAGCAAGGAAGGCAAGTGGGATATGGGAAGAGGGCTGACGGTAAGCCTATCACTGCTATTATCGCTGGTAGTTATTACCTACACGACGAAGATTATATGGACAAACTCTCAAACCGTCATTGGCGTGGCTTGGTTGTCTTAAACGAAGTCAAAGACGGAACATCAGATGAAATGTTTTTGTCGATTGAATACTTACAAAGGAAGTACGATGGAAAACAAGTGTAACAGTTGCTTCTACGCACTCATGGACAAAGACCTTTCAGCTCCTTGTGCAGCCTGTGTAGGTTACTCTAACTTTGTAAAGGGAGATTTATATATGACTTCACACGCTGCAAAGACTTTGAAGGAAGCTATTGATGATTGGTTTAAGCAGGATCAGGAAGATCGTGCATACCTCTTAGACAAGTACAATGTGGTGGACAATCCTAAACATTATATGCTGTTCGAGGAAGAAGGTATTGAAGTACGGGATGTTATTGAGAAGCTTGTAAACAAGATTCCTCCAGTGTCTCGTGACTATGGTGGGCTGTTCGTGGCTGACTATGTACAGATGATGCAATACTTGATGCGCTTCATGGACAAGAACGGTCAGGAAGACTTGAAGAAAGCTCGATGGTATCTGGATAAGTTGATTGATAGTTATGAATATGAACATAACATTTGAAGAGCTGAAAGAGAAACTTCAAAGCGTTGACGAAGTAACACTGCTGGAACTACTGGAGATTCGCAGTGAGGACATCGTAGAGCGCTTTGAGGATTACATTGAAGAACAACAAGATAAACTAATGCGAGAGATTGAATGAGAAACCTGCTAACTAAGAAGACTACGTACACCTTCGACTATCCAGAGGCTTTGGCCTTTGCTGATAAACAGAATGGTGTGTTTTGGACCTTTGATGAGATTGATTTGGAAAAAGATGTACACAGCATTCTTACCGACTTTACTCCTGCTGAACGTCATGGTGTTACTACTGCACTCAAGCTCTTTACCAAGTACGAACGTATTGTTGGTGATGAGTATTGGTCTGGTACTGTTAAACCTAACTTCCAGCATCCTGATATTGGTCTAATGGCAGATGCCTTCTGCTACTTTGAAAGTAACGTCCATGCACGATTTTATAACCGCATTAATGAACTACTGGGATTGGCTACTGAAGAGTTCCATCAATCTTGGCAGTATGATCCTGTATTGGCTAGCCGTGTCGGGTACTTGGATGCTATTGCTGGTAGTCGTGATATTCCCCTTTCCTTGGCAGTCTTCTCAATGATGGAAGGCTGTATCCTGTACTCCAGTTTTGCTTTCCTGAAGCACTTCCAGAGTAACGGTAAGAACAAGCTGAGTAACCTTGTGGCAGGTATCAACTTCTCCGTGCGAGATGAGAACATCCACCACGAAGCAGGTGCTTGGTTGTTCCGCACGTACATGGAAGAGAACAAGTTGGATAAGGCGTGGATGCAGGGGCGTGTTAATCAAGCTGCTAAGGCACTGGTTGAGCATGAGCATCGTATTGTTGACCTGCTGTTCTCTCACGGGGACATTGAAGGAATCAATGCACCTGCGATGAAGGCTTTCGTCAATGCACGGGCTAACGTATGTTTGAACAATCTGGGCTTTGACAGTATCTTTGATGAAACTGGTGATACAATCTCTGAGTGGTTTTATTTGGGCATCAGCTCCAGTACCATCCATGACTTCTTCGCCAAGGTTGGCAATCAGTATAATCGTAAGTGGAACGAGAAAGGTTTTGTATGGTAAGCACACCAGTGTTGGACAATAAGTATGAGTTCCTGAGTGCAGAGCGTAAGCGACTGCAGCAACAAGGTTTGCTACCTATGTGGTATCAGACCGGGGGATGGGGGCTGTTCAAGAGCAAGTACATGGAAGGCTCAACGAGCTTTAAGAACCGTGTGGAACAGATTGCTGCAACGGCAGCTAAACACGCACCTAAAGACGGAGTAGATTGGTATGCAAAGTTCTTCGAAGTTATTTGGAACGGCTGGCTTAGTCCTTCAACGCCTACGTTGGCTAATCTCGGTACTAACAAAGGTATGCCTGTCGCTTGTTCTGGTCAGTATATTGGTGATTCTGTTGCTGACTTCTACGGTGAGCTTCTTGATACTGCTGTGCTCACTAAGAATGGGTTCGGCACTAGCGGATATCTGGGTGACATTCGACCACGAGGCTCGCAGATCGCCACTGGTGGGACTGCTTCAGGAGTCTTACCAGTCTTTCAAACGTATGTAGATGCTATGAAGCGGGTAACTCAAGGGGTTGCTCGCCGAGGAGCTTGGGCAGGTTACTTACCTATTGATCATCCTGACTTTAACGAGTTGGCTGATTGGGTGAAGAATAACCCTGACGATGCTAACGTTGGATGGACAATCAGTAAAGACTTTATGGAGTCCTTGGACAGTGGGCATCCTGAAGCTATTGAGCGTTACCAGAAGGCATTGAAGCTGAAGATGTTGACAGGTAAGGGTTACTTCTTGTTTACCGATAAGGTAGCAGATGCCCGTCCTGATACGTACAAAGCTCATGGCTTGGATGTTAAAGCCTCTAACCTGTGTACAGAGATCATGTTGCACAGCGGTGAGGATGAGACATTCACTTGTATCTTGGCTAGTATGAACTTGGAGAAGTATGATGAGTGGAAAGACACAGATGCTGTATTTACTGCGACAGTATTTCTTGATTGTGTTACTAGTGAGTTCTTGTCGATGGCTACTGGCAAGAGAGGCTTTGAAAAGGCGGTGGCGTCAACTCAAAAGAGCCGTGCGCTAGGCTTAGGTGTTCTTGGTTGGCACTCGTTGCTGCACAAGAAGATGATTCCATTTGAGAGCTTCCAAGCTCAGAAACTTAACGTGGAGATTTTCAATGAACTTAACCGTCAGTCAGGCTCTGCCTCCAGATATCTTGCCGAAAAGCTTGGAGAACCTGAGTATTGCAAAGGATATGGAGTACGAAATACACACCGTCTTGCTGTCGCTCCCACCATGTCAACAAGCCAGCTCATGGGCGGGGTATCACAAGGCATTGAGCCTTTTATTGGAAATGTCTTTGTCCAACAGGGAGCCGGAGGAGAAACTATTCGAGTAGTTCCTGAACTGCTTGAGATCATGAAGCGTGAAGGTGTGTACAGTCGTGAGACATTGCTTGAGATTGCAAGTCATGATGGCTCTATCCAGCACGTATCATGGATGACTGAGGATGAGAAGCGAGTATTCAAGACGGCGTTTGAAATTGATCCCTACATGATCCTTCAACAAGCGTCTGATCGTCAATCTTACATCTGCCAAGGTCAATCTATCAATCTGTTCTTCGGTGCAGATGATCCAGAGGAACATATTAGCTCTGTCCACAAGGCAGCATTTAAAGACCCTCGTATCTTGAGTCTGTATTACATTCGTACCAAGGCAGGGGTCAGTGCCAGCTCAGGTGAATGTGTTGCTTGTCACGCTTAACAAGGAGTAAAATGAAAACTGTAGTCTACAGCAAGGAGAATTGCCCTGCTTGCGTAGCTCTGAAGGCTCGCCTGAACAGGGACGGTGAGCCTTTCACAGAGATCGTAGTAGGTGTTGATCTGTCTCGTGAGGACTTCCTTGAGAGGTTCCCTCACGTGCGTATGATGCCTCATTTAGTGTTTGTAAACGAAGAGTAAAGGGAGAATATGGCAAGTAAACCAATGAACCGAGCTATTCCAGCTAAGGAGATTACACCACGAGAGAAGGCTAGTAATAGCCTCCGTCTGAAGCTGGATGACATGACAGTTATCAAGCCTAAGACTGAGAAGCAGATGGACTTCTTTGAAGCCTATCAAGCCTCTAACTACTTCATGGCATTGCACGGTGTAGCAGGTACAGGTAAGACATACATTGCCTTGTATAAAGCCTTGGAGGAGGCTCTGGATCGCAACAATCCCTTTAACAAGGTGACTGTGATCCGTAGCAGCGTACAAGGCCGTGATATGGGGTTCTTGCCCGGAGATGCAGATGAGAAGATGGAAGTATATATCCAGCCTTATCGACAGATCTGTAGTGACCTGTTCAAGCGCAAGGATGCGTGGGATCGACTGGTAGAGCAAGGACACATTGAGTTTGTGTCTACCTCGTTCATTCGAGGAACTACCTTTAGTAATAGCATTATCATTGTTGACGAACTTCAAAACCTTACCTTTGAAGAATTAGATACAGTTATCACTCGCGTAGGTGATAAATCTAAGATTATCTTCTGTGGAGATTACCGTCAAACTGATTTGAAAAAGAAAGATGATAAATCGGGTATCTTAAAGTTCTTTGATATTGCCGCTAAAATGAAAGAGTTTGTTCGTATTGAATTCCACATTGAGGATATTGTTCGTAGCTCATTAGTTAAGAACTATATTATTGCCAAAACTAAATATGAGGATGGTGAATGAAAGCCAATGAAAGCTTGGAAGAACTCTTGATGATGCCTCAAGAGCAGAAGGGTCTTATCCGTACTATCACTCAGCAGATGCACACTCACTTAGTGTTCTTGGATGAAGATATTACTTCTCCGGGAAACTATCGTGATGTTATTCACTGTTTGGCTACTTGTAGTGAGAATGACAATGTGAACATTTTAGTCAACAGTTCTGGCGGACGAACTGACAGTGCATGGGCTATCATTGAAGCGATGAAAGGCTGTCGAGGGGATGTTTCTGTTACAGTCCTTGGTGCTGCTTACAGTGCTGCTTCAATGATTGCTTGCATGGCAGACGAATGTTACTTTGCTGAAAGCTCCGAGATGATGCTACACACAGCTCACTACGGTTCTATCAACACAGTACCTAATGTCAAGACTCAGGTAGATTTCACTACTCGGCAGATGAACAAACTTCTCGATACTTGCTATAAAGGATTTTTATCTGATAAAGAGCTAGAAGAGTTGAAGAATGGTAAGGAGTTCTGGTTTGATGCTGAAGAGTCAGGTAAGCGTATGGTGAAGCGCTACAAGTATCTCAGTGGGCTGAATAAGCCACCTAAGCCTGCAAAGGTTAAGGAAGTTACTGTAGAGTAAATGAAAAAGGCCCGTTAGAGTTTCCTCTAACGGGCCTTATCTGTTTATAGCTTATTGTTATTATGTTTACTATACCAGAAAGTAAAGTAATAGATTATGAGAGAACCTCCTATATCCTTCAATATCCAGAATGGGAATACTGTATCTACTGGATAATGACCATGTTCAAGATAATATAATGATCTTATTACTTGAACCATCAAACCAAAGGATAAGAGGAGAATACCGATGGATAGTATTTTAGGGAAGTTTAATACATGACCTGAAACACTTAACCAACCGACAAACAAGATAGCAGCCCCCTCAATCACAAGCATGATTGACAGCCATGTTGAAATGTCGATAGCTCTCATTTTTGTTCTACCTTCTTAGTTACCGCTACTTTCTTAGCTACGGCAGGTTTACGTACAGTCTTCTTAGGTGTTGCTGTCTTGTTACCACGTACTTCCTGCACCACTTCCATGATGTCATCATTCTCACGCTTCTCTAAGAAGTTAGCCACCCATGCAATAACGCCTACGCACATCACACCGATTGCATAACCTAAGCCTAGAGCTACGTCCACATCACTGAAGTTAAGACCTGCCCATCGAGCAATCAAGCCTCCCAGAGCAAACGATGCAGATACAGAGATGCCACCAATGATAGCACCTGCTGCCAGTCTTCCATGTTGGTGTAATCGTTGGGGTTGCCAAAAGAAACTCACAGATAGTCCTCCGAATAGGCCCGCTAAAGCGGCTGCTCCTTTACTGATAACATACCCCCCACTAAAACTACTAATAGGATCTGCCATCACTCTTTTCCTTTATTGTTGTTACTTCTAATTTCAGTAATTTTTTCTAAACTTCTTGAACCAAAGTAAGCACCGAAGATCAACATCCCCCAATTGCCTAGCAGTGTTACATATGCTTGATTAGCATTATATCCGAAAGCACTCATCATTGCAAATGTAAAATAACCAGAAAAGATAGCAATCAAAGACATAGGTCGAATATTCTTACTGAGCCAACTATCACTAGTCATGTCAGAAGACCACCGTTCTGTGACATTTTCCTGCTCTGCTTTGAACAGCTCAGTCTCATTAGCCATCTTAGCAAGCTCCCCTGACTGAGCTAGTTCTGCTAGCTTCAGTTGAGCCTCTGCCTTTTGAGCAGCATCGGGGATAAGCTTATCAATGAGCTTTGTACCAATACCTAATATTGATTCTAGTATCATGGATATTTACTCTTGTTAAGTTCAAAGTGAGGGCCATCACGGAAGGACACCCAATCACCTCCCCACACCAGAGGAATACCTAACTTAGTAGCTACTCCTTTGATGTGATCAGCAACGAGCTGGTAATACTTGAAGTCCCAAGTCACAGTACCGTCCTTGATCACAGCGATGTCCACAGCCTTACCTGTCAGATGCCTACTGTTCATCGTCTGAGACTTACCCGCACTAAAGAGTTCCTGTTGGCGCTCCTTAGTACGTAAGCCTTCGGTGATGGAGAAGTCCAGAGGAGACTCTTTGATAGCCTCCTCCATTACTTTCACTAGATCAGGGTGTACTCCGCTTAGGCGTTCCTTAGATTTGTTTCCGAATGAGAATGTCATAAGTTACTCCGTTTCAATGCCCATCAAACGCAACTGTTGGAGAGCTTCGTCTGGACTGATTTGTTGTTGAGCAGGTTCAGGCGGAATAGATGAGTCCATAGGCTGTGATGTCTCCACCATTGGCCCGACACGGGGAGCAAACTTAGCAGAAGCATCGCCAAGCTTAGTTACAACATTAGTTAATTTCTTAACGGTTGTTGCTTGTTGTGCTTCCTTCATTGCTTTAACAGTCTCTGGATTAAAGATGACATCAGCAAAAGCGTTAGGACTAGCCACAATGTCTTTTATTAATCCTACTGTCTCTTTTGCCAAGTTAGCAATCTGAGAGCTGCCGCCAAAACCTCGTGTGGTTGAGTAAACATCTCCACCTTTAATTCCACCAGCAGATCCTACCGATTCGCTTTTCAAGACACGCTGCATATACTGCATAGCAAGCAAAGCATCTGCTTTGTCTTTAGAGTTAGTAAACAGATAATCAAAATCTCCTTTACGTTTCCCTAGCTCAGTCAGTGCAGTTTTAACCATGAATTCTGGACTATCGGCAGCAGCGCCAGCAGCGGCGTCAGTTGCTTTTGAAAGAACCTGATTAAATTGTTGCTTACGTACAGTGTCAAAGACTGAGGCTCCATCCGGACTATTCTGAAGTACATCTGCTAAGAAACGACGCTCTGATGGAGTTGCTTTGGACAGCTTATCAATAACCTTTTCAGGAGTTAAAGCAGAAACTGTTTCAACGTCAAAATACTTAGTTAAAGGAACATTAGAATATTCTTCAATCTTAGCTAAGTTAGCTTTAAAGTTATCACGAGCTTTGATCAGTTTATCAGCACCTGCGATACCTTCAGTTGAAGCTTGATCTAAAGAATCACGGAATCCGCGAAGTACACTTAAAGCAATTCCTTTAACCTGTCCCGGTGCAACTCCCTCAAAGATGTTACCTTTACCAAAATCTGCCTTACCTGAATAAACTGCTTCACCCCATGCTGATAAGTTCTTCTGAAGGCGATCAATACTAATCTCGCGCAAGCCAGCAGGCACGGCAGGAGTAATCGATACACTTGCTGGTTCACCTGTAGGGCCTAAAATCGTTGAGGGAGTAACCTTAGCTTCTTGAGCAGGAATTGAATACTCGTCAATAATCTTTTGTAAAGCATTACGAACAGGAGCCAAAGCAGCAATTTCAGGAGGAATAGAAGCAAGCTGCTCAGAGACAATAGATACCACCGGAGTTGTATCAATCTTCCCACCAGAAGACTTAGCTGCACCGAAGTCTTTAGCAGCCTGCGACCGCAGTTGACCTGTGAGGGCTTTCCCATAATTGTTAAAAGCAGTAAAAGCAGAAGTAGTCGCTTGTTCAGGAGAGACTGCTTGGCTTGATGCGCGTTTAAACACGTTATCAAGGAAAGAAGATACATCCTGCGCTTGGGCTTGTCTAAAGTCTGTTCCTTTTGCTTCAATGCTTGGGGCAGCTTCAACACGGGCTTCAGTTGCCAATTGAACACGACTACCTGTGGCTTCACCGGGAGTCATACGACCAACACGCAAAAGATCTTCGACTGTTGGAGGGACTTGCCCTGTGGGGCTAGTAATTGATTTACGGGCTGTCATTACTCCACCACGCAAGGCATAAGGAGAAGCTTGGATAGCTAACTGAGCTAAAGGACTATCAGGAGCAATCTGCTGTGCAGCGACGCCAGTTGCCCCTGCTACTGCTCCTTCTCCTGCTAAACCAGCCGCACTTCTACCAAACAATCCGGGAAGACCTGCCGCAGATAAAGCCACAGCAGGGCCAGCAGCTTCCCCAAAATCAAACAAACCACGATAACCACTAATTTGCTGTAAATCAGGGCCTCCAAGGTCACGGATACCTTTTAAAATACCAGTAGCAGACAAGGCCGATGGATCAGGGCTTTTCCGAAGATAATCATAAAGAGTTCCCCATCCACCGATAAGTCCTATAATACCTTTGGCAGGGCCTTTTAACAGGCTTTCAGCACCTTTTTTAAACTCTTCAAAAGTTGTGCCTTTTTCCTCAAGCACAGATTCGCTTGAAGTAACAAGGCCCCGCTTTTTAAGTTCTTCTAATGCTTGTTGTTGGGAAATTTCTGCCATATTCTTCCTTATTTATTCGGTACAAATTTACCGTTTACAATCTTACCACCAGCAGCTTTAGCTAAATCATCAGCGGACAGAGAAGTCGCTGGTGCATTGGAAGCCATAGGGAATTTAGGAGTAAATCCTTTAAGGGTTTCTTTATCTCTAGCGTAGTTCTCAAGACGAGTAGCTTCATCAGCAATTTCCATGTTCTTACGGCGCATGAAAGTGATAAGCTGACGTCGAGCCGTAGGGCTTGTTTCAAGCTGCGGCACAAGACCTTCAATAAACTTACGATCATCGTTAGAGAAACCAGCACCAAGTTTACCCCCGAGAATACCTAAAATCACATCACCTGCAACTTTCTGGTAGTTCTGAGAAGAAGCAAGACGCTGTTGATCGGAAGGTGAGGCTAAACCAAGCGTATTAAGCAAGTTAGTAGCGCCTACTCGACCTGTAGCAAACGATCCACTAATCAATCCTTGATCATCCAAAGCAGCTAATTGATCTAAGGAGCGAACAGTTGACACTGCGCTGGCGCGTGTAGCCATAGCATTTTCAACTTGTTTAGCATCTATTCCTGCAAGTTTTTCAGTAAATTCTTTGCGCCCTGCTAAATTAACATCAACAGTAGTTCCTTTGCCTTTTTTAGTGCCTTCTAACTCAGCAGCAGCAAAAGCTTGCATCTGCTTTTGGAACTCAGGAGTACCTTCTTTTAAGCCAGTATCTTTAAGGATCTGCCCATAGGTAGAAACTTTTACAGCTTCTGGTACTTCCAGCAAACTAATATCATTACCTGCATCTTGGGCAGCTTTAACGGAAGCAGGAGTTGCCTTAGCAGCCAGAGCCAAGAATGCTTTGTCTCCTACAGAGAATGATTTCTTTTCAGCAGTCTTAGCTGTGATATTAGCCTCTGTTTCACGGGCTTTTAAAGCAGCCGCCGCAGACTGCTGATAACGATTAGTCAGCTCACTAACCAACTGATAGTCCCTGTTCTGCATAGCACTTTGAATGCCTTGCTTCAACGACTCAGGACTGCTTAGATCAAGACCTTGCAACATCTGTTGACGCTGTTGGATACGCATCATCTCAGGATCTTGAGCACCAAGCAATCCACCAGCAGCACCTGCCAATCGATTACCTGCGGTGTAGAAGCCTGCCTGAGCAGACTGCATAGGACTCAACTGTGCAAAGTTAGTAGCCTGTTGAGACAATGCAGCTTCACGTTGAGCCATCAAAGCTTCAGGGGTAACTCCAAATAATCCACCTACAATTTCAGCCATAATAATTCCTTATTTGAACCACTCATTTTGAGCTGCAAGCATATTAGCTTGTTGTGTCTGTGGGTTAGACAGAGCACCGGCTAAGTATTGATCCTGCTGACCGTAAGCACCTTGAGGCGTACCTCCAAAGGGGTTAGCCATGTTCGTGAATGCCCTCAACAACTGTTGGTTGCCCGCAGCACCCATCAACGATGCACCTACTGGGCTATAAGCATTAGCAGCATTAGCATTAGTCTGAGCTTGGTACAGAGTGTTAGCAGCGTTAGTAGCACCCTGAGTAGCACGGCCACCAATGTTCACGCCTAAGTCCAGAGCATTCTGACCGGCTGCATCGATTGTCTGACCTAAGCCAAACTGAGTCTTCAGAGGGTTATAACCAGCAGTAGCCAAGTCAATACCAGTACCGAACAAGCCTGCACCGAACTGAGTCTGAGCACGCCCTTGTTGCTGTGCTTGAGAAGCCAGTTGTAAGTCCTGCATCGCCTGAGCATTCAAGAGAGCTTGTTGTTCAGGGTTAGCAGCACCCATGCCACCGCCTTGAGCGACAGCAACACCACCACGACCTGTGTTAAACAGATTCTGAGTTAACCCTGCCTGAGCCTGATCACGGCTAGGTTGTAACAGAGCCTGCTGAGACTGCATCCACTGCTGTGCAGCAGCTTCAGGAGACTGAGCAAGGTACTGATTACCCAGATTGAATAGACCCTGTTGAGCCATCTGAGCTTGTTCAGCAGTTTGGAAACCTTGACCACCTGCCTGAGACAGCAGACGATCACGCATCATAGCAATGTCAGGAGCTACGTTGTAGCCTGCATTGGTGACGTTACCGTTAGCGTCTGTGGTAAACTGAGAAGTACCAAAGCGAGTGGTTACGCCTACGGGACGGAACTTCTGAGCTTCAGCAGCGATACGAGCAGCTTCTACGTTAGCAGCAGAAGCATCACGCGAAGCGTCTGCCTGCATAGAAGAACCTAAGAGGCCTAAGCCTGCACCGAGAAGAGCACCCCACATATTAAGCCTCTGCTTTCTTAGTGACAACGTCACGTTTAATTAAAACATTATCAATCTTATTCATATCTGTCTCGAATGTATGATGAATACAAAACCAAGTTGAATCCTCTAAGGCGAGGATGGTGTGGTTAATGCCCTTCTTGATGTTGATACAGGCAGGAGCTTCAAACACTTCGGTAACATCGTTGTCAAATAATACTCTTACCTTCCCTTTACCAAGAACACTCAAGTGATCATATTCATGCTTGTGTTGACAGGCAATAGATCCTTTAGGTATGTCCATCTGTTTGGCGTATAAGCCATCGGAGAAATGATGAAGAGTATTATTATCCATGTGTTTCCTTATTAACGCAGTTCGTGCCAAGTTGAAAAAGCATTGATGGAATAGGTCGCTCCTGTGGGAACTATTACATTACCTGCCATAGAAAAACCACCGTTGGAACATATCGTAAAACCTACTCCGTTTACTGTAGCCACGATTGCTCCGTTAGAACCACCCCAGTAAATATTAACCATAATAGGTTTGCCGGTAGTGTTTACGTAGGTTGTATTAGCAGCTCGGCTAGCCCCAACATCCTGCCATGTTTGACCTACACCAAAGTGCTGGCTGTCAGTAGTAGCAGTAGCTGCGTTAATATTCCAACTACCAGAAGCTCCTGTACCTGTCTTTGTGGGAGCATCATCGGCAATCTGAGCAGTAACAAAAGCAGTAGTGGCTACTTGCGTAGTGTTAGTATTTACAGCCGCAGTAGGAGCAACGGGAGTACCTGTTAAAGTAGGACTTGTAAGACTCTTATTGGTCAGGGTTGCAGTAGCTGTACGTTCTGCTGTAATAGCTGAATCAGTGTATGCAGTAGTAGCCAACTGTGTGCTATTAGTACCTGCCGAAGCCGTAGGAGCAGCAGGAACACCTGTGAAAGTAGGGTTAGCAATATCAGCTTTGGTTGCTACCGCTGTTGCAATGTTATTAAACTCAGTATCAATCTCAGTACCTTTGACAATCTTTAAAGGATTACCAATGGATAAGGAGTCTTTACTGGCAAAGTTAGTTGATTTTACGTATTCTGTCACGATATTTCTCCATGTTTAAGGAAAGCCACTAGAATTTCTAAATCTTCTACAGTAGCGTATGCTTTTAATCTATTCGCTTTCCACGAAATAACCTGAACATTATCTCGTGTGTAGCCCTTAGCGGAATCAATACGATCCAGACTTGGACTTGTCTCTCTAAATCCAGCAGTGTTAAATTCAAGAGTTATCCCAAACACAGGACACTTTCCGTCAGCAGGATAAAGTTCTTTAATGTCCTCTAAAGTCAGAGTATGCTCTCTTTGCTTTAAAGCTGCTCTCTGTTTAGAAGCAGTTAACAGCATCTTCAGCCTGTACTCAAAATCTTGTCTTCGTTTGTTTTGATACTTTCTGCCGTATTCTAAAGAAGCTTCTTTATTCGCTTCCCTGCGGGTATGCTGGTACTCCTTATCACAGGAACGACAACGGTATTGAAGACCATCCAAAGATGCTTTATTCTTGGAGAATTCAAACAATGCCTTATCTTCTTTACAAGAATTACATTGTTTTGTTGTTTCACATTTCTTTAAAAGGTCTTCAACTATTGTCATTATACAATCTTCCCGTTCTTAGCCTGAATCTCGATTTTCTGGATGCTCAGAGGAATGCCATTGACATCTGCCTCGTATCCAGTCTGAATAACTTTACCTGCTCCTGTTGGATATGCAACTAAAGTCTGTAATGATGTACCAGCAGAGTAAATAGCTGTTGCTGTATTATACTCGTTTATGCCGTAATATGCAACCCCTTGAGCAGGTATTTTTACGTTTTGAGCATAATAATTACCTGTGAAGTCATATCCCCACTTCATTGTCACATACTGATCAGCACCACCAATGACAACCACTGATAATCTCTTGAGTACAGACGTCACCGAAGGAGCGCCTAAGTCAGTGTGGTTAGTGAAGTATTGGAATCGGTAAATATTACCGTTGTCCAGATAACCCGTGTATTCTCCAATGTATCCAGCTTTACCAATCAACAGTTCCTTACCTCGTGTGTAGCAGAAGCTCTTAGGCTCCATGCTATCCCACATAGTCACTCGACTAGATCCATCTTGCAGTACTGTCTTCAGGTCAAAGCAGTAGACTGTCTTGAGCACTGGGCAAGTAAGCAAGTAGAAAGACTCAAAAGGACTGTAGATAGACTTGATCGTAGCAGCGGATTCACCAGCAACAGCACTCATCAAGTCATTGCGTACGTTCTTAGACAAGTCACGGAATGGAGCTGACTTCTCTTGGATGGTTCTCAGAACACTACGAACACCTGTGTCAGACAAGAAGATAACATCTGAGCCAGTATTCTGAATGGTGTCACGAGCAATACAGCCAATACCTGTGGTAGAATCAGATAACCTGAACACCCCTGCCGATAAGACATCCTGAGCACCTGCGTACACCAAGATATTGTTCTTACCGAAGATGAACAAGAAGCCATTGTGTGCTGCAAGACCTGTAACGTTATCTGCACCGTTAGGCCACACAGAAGATACATCAATAGAGCCTGTAGAGCCTGCTGTCCACTTATGTCCAGAAAGGATGTCAGACCAGTACACTACAGCCTTCTCAGTGGACAAGTCAGCTACCCATAGACGTCCATAGGCGGACAGAACAATGTTACCTTGTGGAACAGTACCTGTGTATCCTGACTTCTCAGAGACTCTACGATACGTAGTAGTACTTACAGTAGGGTCAAACACCAGAGGATTATGTCCAGCTTGGAAGAGGTAGATACACTCATTCAGAGTAGCCATCTGCCAGTTACTGTCGGTAATCGTAGGAGCTGTACCGCCACCTCCGTAGGTCAGCTCAGATAGCACACCACCTGCAAGCTTAAACAACTTATTGTTACCTGCTGCAATTGTGTACTCAACACCAGCATCGGTCACTAGCTGTCCAATGGCTTCAATGTCTGCGCTACCGAGAGCCGCTAGAGTACTATGCTGTGGAACCCAACCCTTACGAGCACCGATACGTCCATACTGATCAATCACACAGTTGTTAGCCACCAGAGCAAAGCCAGAAGCTAAGTCCAGTGAGCTATCTTGAGTATTCAAACCATAGAAGCCCGGAGCAGTGATACTAAATGTTTGGATCTGTTGGCTCATACAGCCTCCCAAGCATCTTCCTCAACAAAGCGAGAACTCTCAATAGCGATAGCATCAGCCAAGGATGCCTTATACAGACCATAGGCTTCAGAGCTGTTCAAGCCACCGTCTTCACCACGCTCAACCAAGGCACGAGCAAATGCACCTAAGATGACAGGCTCTGAAGGAACCAGCATTGTGCTGCTGTCAGTGCTCAAGGCTAACTGAGGTACATACAGTTGAACATTGATAGCGTAGGCAGCATCGGGCACAGGCCAGAGCATTACCTTAGCATCACCGTTGCTGTCGATACCGTTGAAGCAGTAGTAGTTAGGAGAACCCTTCTGAGGAGATCCCGTAGAACCACTCCACAAGTTATAGGTAGCTAAGGAGATTGTCTTGAGGCCAATGTAAGTGGTAGTATTGTGTAACTCACTGACCTTGTACCGTGAACCAGAGCCTGCAATGGAATACGTTGAAGTATTGTCAGCAGTGGTTACAGGAATATCAGTGATCAATGCTGACCACTTATAAGCATCCTCTACTTGTCTCTTGGCATCATTGACCAACTTACCAATGAGCTTAGAGAGTACGTTTTCTTGGACGGTAGATACTTCTGGTTCACGTAAGCGAACGAGAACATCATTGACCAGTTCTAGGTAAGTTGGCAATGCCATTATTAGATTCCTTCTTTCTTGTATAATTCAAAGGTACAGATGACACTCATGGTACTCCCTGCCTCACTCCGCGCCATAACCTTATCGTTCTCTTCTAAGACTACGTAGGCTCCTCCATCAATCCTGATATTCTCTTTAGAGCTTACAGTATTTTGATTTAGGAAGTACACATCGGTAGCGGCACTAGAATCTGTCCAATAAGCAGTGATATGTTTAGTAGAGCCTGTCCCGTTAAACACGTACATCAAGTTCCACTTGGCAAAGTAGCCTAATGGAACCGTGTAAACAGTTGTTAACGTATCAGCTACAAGGTTTAAACCTACCGATACAGCTCGTGTCATGCCCAGACCCTTTGAGGGTTAGAGGGCACTTCAACACTGTATGCACCTAAGATGTGATTCATAGGCCCACGGGTGTTTACGTGCCATCCTTCTAGCTCTGTAACGATAGGGTTCTCTGGGTCAGTGTTGTCTGTAACTGAGATGATCCCAATTACATCGATACTGCCTTCGTAGCCCATAAGAGCCTCTTCAGCTTCCTGTTGAGTAGGGAACTTGAGATACATATCGCCGTAGGCAACACCCACCATAGGAGTTTCCTCGGTAGGTGTTTCCAAGCCCGCCACCGGAGCGTCTTCAATGATTTCTTCGTTCACTTCGTTATTCACTCCGTTGGTCATGATGTGATCCCTTGCAGTTCAGTGTTGGCGAGGCGGCGGTTGTAGTAAGCGATGCGTTGGATGTGCTGGCTCTGTTGCGCACCAACACCTGCTGGGGTCTGCCCAAACAACATCCTGTCTACAAATGGAATTGTGTTCGCGGTATCAACAACCACTGCCCCTGCGTTTAGCACAAAGCCAACATCGTTCGCTGCGTATCCAAACGCCTTTTTAAACGGAACACCTGACGAAACTGAAGATCGTGCCAAATCCCAGACTGTTGCCGAAGCAGCAACACCAGTGCAGTATTGCAATCCGTCTGCGCCTGATGAATACAGCAGCATTGAGTTTGCAGAAAACCCGTCAGAAAACGTAAGTTGCCTAGACGATGCCCCCGTCCCTACGATGCGATCGCCCTCGTAGTAAACAGAACCCTCGTCCCGCCGATACCACCGAGCAAAGTTATTCCCGATCATCGAGGCACTGTCAGCAGCCCGAGTGACTTGGGAGGCCACTGTGGGGATGTAGCTGGTGGCAAATGCTCCGGCTTCCAGTTGAGCACCCCAGAGATAGATGCCCGAGGTGCCATCTCCGGTGTAAGATGGGTTTCTCACCGCTTTTTTGCTATCTGCTAATGAAGGGGTTATTCCACTTGCCGAAGTAGAAATGGCAGGCGCAGATAACGAACAGCGATACCACCCGTTCCCAACTGAAGTAATGGAAGCAGTCCCCGCCGATCCTACCGAGCCAATTGTTCCGTCTGATAAATCAAAAGTGGCGAAAACATTAAAACCAAAACCGCCACTACCACCAACAAGCTGAAGAAAACGCCCAGCATTTTTTGCGTACACCGTGCCCACATATGTTACTCCAGACGTAACAGCCACGTTTTGAAACATATTGTGCGTGTTTGTGGCTGTCGTCTCATAAAATAGATCAGCAGTCGTTCTTCCATCCGGAGCAATTGCGGCGTCCTGCGTAATTGTTGTGTTGGCTTTTGTCCAAGCAGCATTGTCGAATTGTTCACTGTACGTAAACAAGTTCGTCCGCTGCTCCTCGATCAGCAAGCCCTTGGGAGCCAGCGTCACAGGGTCATAGTCAAACCGTGGGCCGTAGTAGGCCGTAGACGTTGGAGCCGCCACAGGCTGGTAGACGTAGGGATCAACAGAGGCTGAGTCGGACAGTTGAGCACCGAAGATGTAGATGCCAC